ATTATCAAATTACTGTTCTAACTGCCAATACGTACACGTTCACAGCAACAGCCACGGCCAACGCAACAGACGCTTCTGGCTCTCCCGGCGGTGGTGCTTCTGTCGTAGCCGCGTATGAAATAAATGTTGGTGCAGCTATTCAACAAGTACTAACAGGCTGGGGTGCGGGTGCGTGGGGTCTTGGTACTTGGGGTAATGGCGCTCCTATACCTACTGTTTTTAGTGCCCTTCGTCTTTGGAGTCAGCAAAACTTTGGTGAAGACCTTGTGTTTAATCCCCGTGGCGGTGGTTTGTATTATTGGGAGGCACCTACATTAACAACCCGTGGTGTGCTTCTTAACTCTCTTGGCGGCACGGTGTCCTTTACTAACGCTTCTCCTACCGTTGTAACCTCAACTGTTGCATACACGGAAGGCGCGGCTCTGCAGTTTTCGGGCGCTTCTTTGCCAACAGGCGTGTCTGCGGCCGTAACCTATTTTGTTTTTGAAGCAGATGGTTTAACATTTAAATTAATTGATAGTGCAGGGGCAGCGGTTAATACTTCGTCTTCTGGCACAGGGGCAGTGTCACTTATTGTTGACGTTCCTACTGTAGTAAATAGTTTAATTGTCTCGGATACATCGCGTTTTATTTTGACTTTTGGCGCAAATGATTACGGTAGTGCAACATTAGATCCAATGTTAATTCGTTGGTGTGGGCAAGAGGATCCTTTTAACTGGACCCCTACAGCCACCAATCAAGCGGGAAGTGTGCGTTTATCTAACGGTTCTGAGATTGTTACTACGATACAAACGCGTCAAGAGATTGTTGTATTTACAGACTCCGCCATATATTCCTTACAGTATCTTGGACCGCCCTTTGTTTGGGGATCTCAACTTCTTGCGGACAGCATTTCTATTTACGGACCAAATGCGGCAGCCGTCGCCTCTGGTGTTGTGTACTGGATGGGGATAGATAAGTTTTATGTTTATGATGGTCGTGTGCAAACACTCAACTGTGATTTGCGCCGATTTATTTTTAGCGACATTAACAAAAATCAAAATCTACAGGTATTTGCTGGTGTTAATGAAGGTTTTAATGAGATATGGTGGTTCTATTGTTCAGAAGCAAGCACAACCGTTGACCGTTACGTCATCTATAACTATGTAGAAAAAATTTGGTATTACGGCACGATGGCACGAACAGCGTGGCTTGATTCAGGTTTGCGTGACTATCCGTTGGCTACTACATACCAGTCAAATACTACGGGCAACATTGTGGAGCACGAAAACGGTCTGAACGACAACGCAACAGGCACTTCAATAGCTTTAAACGCTTACATTTCCTCATCAGAACTGGACATAGGTGATGGGCACAACTTTGCGTTTGTATGGCGCGTGTTGCCTGATCTGACGTTTGGGGATTCTACGAATTCCCCTGCAGGTGCTGTTCCTGCGGTTACCATGACCTTGTTTGGATTGTCTAACTCTGGTTCGGGCACCACGAGCAACGCGTCAGCTTCTGTCCTCAAGGGCAGCACTTATGTCATAACCGAAGAATTTACGGGTCAGATATTCACGCGCATGCGCGGGAGGCAAATGATATTTAAGATTGACTCTAATCAGTTGAATACGCAGTGGCAACTAGGTGCACCCAGATTCGATCTCAGACAAGACGGGAGGCGGTGAATGGCTGAACTTAATGTTCGTCCCCCCAACCTGCCTTTAGCCTCCGATGAGTATGACCGCAGATATCAGGACCAATTAAACAATACCTTGCGTTTGTTTTTTGCGCAGCTAAATAACCCCGGAGATATGGGCGGGACAACGTTAAATTTAAACCTTGACACGTTGCCCACGGAAGCTGACTTGCCCACTTTACGGCTAGGTGATGTGTACCGCGACACACAAGATGGCGTACAAGCAACAAGTCAAATGCTTCGCATAAAGACGTCTACGTAATACAATTGAACAAATACCTTTTCTAAGGACCTGATATGGCTACATTACCATTCCCACCTAGGGCAGCATACAATTCAATGACGTTCCAAGACCCGAATGGTCCTTACAGCGATACACAACAAAATGCTGCTGATGCATTACACGACATTTTGCGCAATCGTGTAGCAGGAGATATAGTTAGCGGAAGGCGTAACGACGCCATGTATGGCGTGTCTGATCCGCGGCAGTTGGAGTTACGCGCTAATACCCCAGAACGCGGTTTTGTTCCTATGGTTGCACGAAATGAATTGTTAAAACGTTCCGATGCAGGAGAATTTGCTGTTCCCGGGGCTGGTGATTTAGGTCAATTTGCTGGTGCCTTTGATCCTGCTTTTTCTCCGATGGGCAGTAATAGGTTTTCTCCGGTAGATCAAGCCCAAATGATAGCCAGAGACATTGCAATAATGCAGGGCACCGCAATTGGACCAAGAGACAAAAGAGGAACAATTGCAAATCTTATGGGGGATTCAGATGCTGGCCGTTATGGAGTCCCCGGCTACGGTGATTTAGGCCAGTTTGCTGGCGGTTCTGGGGGCGGTGCAATGAGTGGTAAACCGGGTTTTGATGAATTAGGTAACTCGGTCACGGCCTTTGCAAATGGTGGAGAGGCACAAGCGCCTGCTGCAAATCCTTTTGCCGATCCTAATACGATGGCCGTTTATGACCAGATGCGTCAGTCTGTGTCACCTAAGCAATTTGGTGATGAGATGTTGGCAGGTGCCTCGCAGATCGATCCGCGGGCCACGGCCCAATTTATGGATGACTTGAGTCAGATTGATTTATCTCCAGAAGATTTGGAAATGCTCAACAACATGGTTGATGAGATTCTGGCCAACCCAGAGCAATATGCCGCGGTCCGTGCAAAGTATTTAGAAATGGGTGCGCCAGAGGAGTTGTTGCCGGAGCAGTTTGATCCTCAATTCTTTGCTGCAATGAACATGGCCGTGGATCAGTTGATTGCAGAGCCTGCTGGTGTGCAGGCTTTTGCCATGGGCGGTATTGCTGAGCTAAAACCCATTGCCAAAGCGATTGCCAGCTATGGCCGCAATGGTGACACCATGTTGGCGCACATTACGCCGGCAGAGGCGCGCATGCTGCGCCGCCGTGGTGGCTCGGGCACTATCAATCCTGCTACGGGCTTGCCTGAGTTTTTCTTGAAGAAGGCGTTTAAAAGCCTTGGCAAAGCCATCAAAAGTTTTGCCAGCAGCACCGTGGGTAAGATTGTTACCACCGTGGCCCTTGGCTTCTTCATAGGCCCTGCTGCTGCGGCTGCAATGGGAGTGGGCGCGGGAACGGCGGCTGGTTTGGCTATTTCCGGTTTTGTAGGCTCGGCGGGTTCTACATTGCTCGGTGGTGGTAATTTAGAAGATGCTTTAAAAGCAGGGGCAATTGGTGGTTTTACTGCGGGAGCAGTTGCCGGATTCTCTGGAGTTCCTCTTACAGGGGGAACAGAATTGACCGCAGGACAAGCGTTCCAAGGTCAGTTAGACAAGGTAAGTAACGTGTTTAGCGCGCCCACAACCGCGGCTCCTGCTCAGATTGCTACTGATGCTACACAAGCTCCGTACAAGCCTTTGGAGATGACAGGCACGCCATCCAAACCGTTTGATTCATATTTTGGTTCACAGCCATCAACTGACGTACTACGGGATAACATTACGACAAACACGGCCCGCGGAGCATATGGCGCGGAGTTAGCTAAAACCAATCCAGAAGCATTTTACAACCCTAATGTTGCACCTCCCGCACCTTTACCCGGGCAGCCGGGTAGCGATGTTTTAATTGGTGGAAAACCTAATATTCTTGCTATTGAAGCTGCCGGATCAGATGCCTATACCGGTTCGTTAAAACCCCCTGTTGGCGGATTGCAGCCTAATATTGGGGTACCTGATCTTCCTGCAGGGACACAATTGAGCAGAATGCCTCAAAGCATGCTTGGTGGTTCTCCCGCTTCATTACCTACTCTCTCTGGTGTTGCACCCCCTGCTGCACCTGCTGTACCTACTGTGGGTAAAGCTTTTAGCACTATTGGTGAAGGTCTTGGTATTGGTGAGGGTAATTCATTTAGCTTTGACAAGCTAATGAAAGGTGGAGAACAGTTGTTCTCACCCAGTTTGTCAAATGCCGAGCTTGCACAAACCCCTGAATATGCGAGTGCAATGAATAGCGGCAAGACAGCAACGCAAGCTTTGGCAGATGCCGCCAAACTTTATGCTCCTACTTTTTTAAGATCATACGGCCCTGCCGCTTTGGCAGGTCTTGCTACCTTAAAAGCCACGGGTAGTTTTACACCTAAGCCAATTGAAGAGTCTGCTCAGAGCAAAATGCTTAAAGGCGGTCCCGGTTCAGCAGAAGATTTACTGAGCAAAAACCCATCACAGTTTTATGTGCAGTACTTGCCCGGTGTGCAGTATTACAACGGCTCTCTTCGTAAACCTCCCGGCATGGCTACTGGCGGTATTGTTGATGCAATGCCAATGAACTATGCAATCGGTGGTGGCGTAGACAAGCAGCTATATGATGCTTACGTAAAAGGCGATTATGCCGCGGTCAATAACATCATTAGCGACAATAAAGTATCAGCGGCGGAAATTCAAACACGTTTTAATTTATCTCCCGCTGACATGGCCTATATAGATACTAGGCCGGTAAGCGCTTCAAGTGATATTAATTACTACACGCCTACCAAGGCCGAGACAGACACCGCAAATGTTGGTATAGCAACGGTCAATCCACAGGGTGTAGCATACAGTGCAGCAGATACCGCAATGTATAACGCCTTCCGCGCAGGAGACTACGGTCTGTTAAACGGCTTAATGGCCACGTACAGTGTTACACCTGCTTATATTAAAAGTAAGTTTGGTTTGTCCGATGCGGATATTGCTTACATCACGGGCCAAGGTGGTAAATTCTCGGCAACAGGTCCTGCTGCATTGAAAAATACTGGCACTGGAACTTTCACTACTTTCTCCAGTACACCCGGTTTTTCCCTAACACCCGGTGGTGTAAGAACAATGCCAAAAACCACGCTTGGTGGTACACAGATGGGCACTGGGACAGGTGTATTCCCCGCTATTGATGATCTGCAACTGGCTGCGGGCATGGATGCAAATACCATCAGCCCACAAAAAATGTCAGTTGCTTCTGGCTTAGGTGTGCCTGAGGTAACCACTCGGTATTACAACGCTAAGAATGAAGCTCTTTTGGGCAACTTTACAGTTGACCCAGCCACGGGTACTCGTACACCAATCGCGGCCCGCGCGCCTGTGGCACAGCCCTACAACAACGCTGTTGCTTTGACTTCGGGCTTATCTCCAACAGGTCCATTAGGCGAGTACAGCACACGTGCAGTAACCCCTGTTGTGCCTGACACAGTAACCGGGGGAATTACAACTCTTCCAAATGTGAGTTTTACCAGCCCCGGAGTGCAACGTGCAATGCCCTTGTTTAAGTCAGATGGTACTTTGGGTGCATATCGTGATCCCAATACGACTACGCAGTACACACCCTTAGAAAGTCGTTTGTATGATGCCTTCTCAAACAAAAATACACCAGAGTTAAATAATCTTTTATCTCAATTTAACGTCAGTGCGGGTGCTGTTCAAAACCGTTTTGGATTAACACCTGCAGATACTACGTATATGACGACGCACGATGGCGTAAAGTTTTTTACGCCTCCCGCCGCAAATACAAGCACCACCGCAAATACAAGCACTGCTCCTAAATTATTAAACATGGGCGGTATTGCAGGTTTAGCTCAGGGCGGTTATCCTAGGAAAACTGGTCAAATCAACGGTCCGGGGACCGCGACCTCTGATTCAATCC